TGTCGCGACGGCATTAAGAAGTCTCTAGAGATCATCATGAACAAGGACGAAGCATCTCTGCACAAGTATGTTGCTGACTTCCGTGCGAAGTTCAACACGCTTCCTTTTGAAGAGATTGCGTTCACATCATCGGTCAAGGACATGGAGAAGTACTTCGTTGCCGGCCAGTTCCAGTCTGGATGTCCGATCCATGTTCGTGGTGCTGTGGTCTACAACAAAATCATCAAGGATCTCAAGCTCCAGAATAAATATGAGAGCATCGGTTCAGGCGAGAAGATCAAGTTTGCTTATCTTAAGAAGCCGAATCCGACAAGGGAGCATGTTATCTCTTGTCCATCTACACTCCCGAAGGAGTTTGGCCTCGGCTTGTTCATTGACCGCGAACTTCAGTTTGATAAGGCATATATCAAACCCATCGAGTCTATTATCAACACAATCGGATGGCACGTCAAGAAGCGTGCAACCCTGGAGGATTTCTTCGCATGACAATGGAACTAGACGACTTTGACTTCGGCTTCACAACAGTAAGCGAAGACGTATTCGCCCAAGCAGAAGCAGCTACACAAGAAGGTCAGCAAAAGGCTGAGATGATCTACAAGATGGTCCTTCCTCTTTTAAATAACCTAGTCAAGGATGCAGACAAGAATGCCTACATCCATTGGCCAAACAGAACAGCAAAGATTGAAGAGTTCAAGAAAAAATTGCTCAAGGTTCTAAATTCTTGATGTACAATATTAATATTTTGTGATATACTCTCAGAATACAAGGAGGACATATGTCGGATTTGCTAAATAAACTTCGTAAGAATACTACAATTAAAGACTCAGATATCCTAGCGGATTCTAAGTTCTTCAATGCAAAGGATATGATTGCAACCACAGTTCCTGCAATCAACATTGCACTGAGCGGCAAGATCAACGGCGGGTTTGCTCCTGGTTTGACAATTTGGGCCGGTCCGTCGAAGCACTTTAAAACCTCGTTCAGTCTCTTGATGGCCAAGGCATATATGGACAAGTATGCTGATGCATGCATGCTCTTTTATGATTCTGAGTTCGGTACGCCGCAATCATATTTCAACTCGTTCGGCATCGATACATCTCGCGTCCTTCATACACCGATCGCTGACGTAGAACAGCTGAAGTTTGACATCATGAAACAGCTTGAGGAGATCAAGCGCAGTGATCATATCATCATTGTGATTGACTCGGTTGGTAACCTTGCTTCGAAGAAGGAAGTCGAGGATGCTCTGAAGCAAAACTCGGCAGCAGACATGACTCGTGCAAGGCAGCTCAAGTCTCTATTCCGCATGGTTACTCCTCACCTGAACCTGAAGGACATTCCTTTGGTCGTGGTTAACCATACCTATCAAACTCAGGAAATGTATTCGAAGGCGGTTGTGTCTGGTGGTACTGGTATCTATTACTCAGCCGACAACATCTTTATCATTGGTCGTCAGCAAGAGAAGGACGGCAAGGATGTGACTGGCTATAACTTCATCATCAATGTCGAGAAGTCTCGCTTTGTCAAGGAGAAGAGCAAGATTCCTATCGAGGTATCTTGGGACAAGGGCATCAGCAAGTGGTCTGGTCTGATGGACATGGCTCTTGAGTCTGGCCACGTAATCAAGCCAAAGGTTGGCTGGTTCCAGAAGGTCGACATGATAACCGGCGAGATCCTTGACAATAACTATCGTATGGCTGATACCTACGACTTCAGCTTCTGGCATCCAGTCTTGACTTGCCCGAAGTTCAACGAGTTCATCGAGAAGAAGTACGCCGTCGCTGCTGGCTCTATCATGCAGAGTGAAGACACCATTGAAAATCTAGAACTCGAGGAAGATGAATGAAAATTGAAAACGTTATCTTTGGAAATCTGATTCACAATGAGGAATATGCACGCAAGGTAATTCCGTTTCTTAAGTCTGAGTATTTCACTGATAATGTTGATCGTACTGTCTATGAACTGATCGAAGAGTATGTTGGTAAGTACAGCAAGTTTCCTACAAAGGAAGCACTTGCTATTGATCTGAACAACAGAGGCGGTCTGAAGGATGAAGACTTCAAGGCTGCCGAGTCAATCATTAACGGTCTTGCTAAGAGTGAAGATCGGCAGATTGAATGGCTGATCGATTCTACCGAGAAGTTTTGTAAGGACAAGGCTCTTTACAATGCACTCATGGAGTCGATCAAGCTTGTTGATGATAACAAGAGGAAGGATGGTATCTCGGTTGGTGCCATCCCTCAGCTTCTGTCTGATGCATTGGCCGTCTCATTCGACTCGAGCATCGGTCACGACTTCCTTGACGACTCGGATGCTCGCTATGAGTTCTACCATCGTACAGAGGTGAAGATCCCGTTTGACCTGGACTTCTTCAACAAGATCACAAACGGCGGCCTGCCTCGTAAGACTCTGAACATTGCACTTGCCGGTACTGGTGTTGGTAAGTCTCTGTTTATGTGTCACTGTGCTGCACAGAACCTAATGTCTGGCCTCAATGTTCTATACATCACTATGGAAATGTCTGAGGAGAAAATTGCAGAGCGTATTGATACCAACCTACTTGATATATCGACTACAGATCTTCGTGAACTTCCAAAGTCTACCTATGATAGTCTCATGGGACGTGTCAAGAAGCGTGCTAAGGGTAAGTTGATCGTCAAGGAATATCCGACGGCATGCGCAGGATCGGCTAACTTCCGCCACCTGATTAACGAACTCAAGATTAAGAAGAACTTTGTGCCTGATATCATCTATATCGACTACCTGAACATCTGTATGTCCAGTCGTATTCGTGCCGGATCTAATGTCAACTCCTATACGATGATTAAGGCGATCGCCGAAGAACTTCGTGGTCTGGCAGTTGAGTGCAACGTTCCGATCGTATCTGCCACTCAGACTACTCGTAACGGTTTCTCGTCGTCTGATATTGGTCTCGAGGATACATCAGAGTCATTTGGTCTGCCGGCAACTGCCGACTTTATGTTTGCTCTGATCTCGAGTGAAGAACTTCAGCAACTTGGCCAGATCATGGTCAAGCAGTTGAAGAATCGTTATGGCGATCCCGCTCGTCATAAACGATTCGTCATTGGTGTTGACTACTCAAAGATGAAGTTGTATAACACCGAGCTCTCGGCACAGGATGATCTTGTTGATGATACACCACTCTTCGACAAGACTACATCTGGTGAACGATACGAAAACGAGTACAAGCCTGCAAGTAAGTTCGATAAAATGAAATTTCAAGGATTTAAGTAATGGTCAACTACAGGATTCAAAAGACTGAAAATGGAATGCATGAGATCGTTGAGACTCAAACTGGAAATATCGTTAGAGGTAATCTAAATGCATATCAGGCTAAAGTCAGTTGTCGGTATCTAAACTTTGGTGGTGGCTTTGATGGCTGGACTCCTACATTTTTTTTAGTTAAACATCAATTTTTTTATGACGAAGACTGTTTCTTCGTATAAATAGATGTACACCATGTGGTGCGTGGATTTACGGTTTCATCCGTAAAAGAGGCAAGTGTCTTAATTGACGATTGGAATAGGCAGGGTCACAGGTGGGGTTCCTCCTGCTACACGCATTTGGGGCGACTTTCGGGTCGCCCCTTTTTTTATCCATTGCGCATTTTTTTGTGTACATATTTTGAAAAGTAGTGTAGGGTGAATAATAACGAATGGAGATGTACATGACCGCTTTTGCTAAGACCAACTTCGAATACCACGGTGGCTACCTGCACTACAACACCGGTACCGAGCGTAAGTTTGTTGCTCGCTTCAAGCACCGCGGCCCGGTCACCAAGGCCAAGTTCCTCAAGACTCTGATCAAGAACTACTCGGTCGAAGAGTACTTCAGCCGCCTTGGTGGAGCTTACAACCCGCACGGTGAAGCTCCTCTCCAGATCCTCATGAACGATGGTATCCTGGTTTTTGATTCTGAAGCTCGTAAGTTTGTCCTCGAAGGAAAGGTTCTCTAAAATAACTGTGTACATATTATCAAATATGTGATAGGTTGACTTGTACGATGGGAAAGACTCGAGTGGTCTTTCGTATATTGCTGAATTGCTAAGTGGACTGTCTTTCCCATCGTATCTTTTGTGGAGACTCTTATGACGATGCACCTTCTTGGACCTGCTTATTCTACGACTCAAACTCGTAAGCGTAACTCAAAGCTCAGCGATAGCAAGTTCACCAAGTGGGCAATGGACTGGCGCGATGATTGCAAGCGCTGCAAAAAGCTTGGCATCAAGCCAAAGACCTTTGACGAGTACATTCAATACCGTCAAGGCAACTACAAACCAAAACTCCGCGGCACTCCGATGCCTCAGTATCAGGTCTCTGACCACCGTCAAAAGTATCCGTCGCAGAACCAAATCGGTGTGCATCTCACGAAGGATCTTTCCTACGAACGCGAGAAGCTTGCTGTGAGTAGCAATTATATCGTCGGCCAAGCCTATAACAAGGGCGGACTTGTTGTCCTTTCCAAGTCTGATGCGGCTGACCCGGCAACTGGCAAGAGGCGTAGTTGAGTATCATACTCCTCCTCATGTCGTTGCCGTTCTTGGCGATCTTGGGTCTCTTTCTTTGGATCGGGCTCAAGATCGCCAAGCATGTCTTTCGATTTGCCTTATATGGCTTTCTGTTTTTGTGCCTTATTGCACTAGTTTTTAGTGTACAGTAATTCGAATTGGTGGTAAGCTGAATTATGAGTGAAATCAATCTTTATGGCGTGAGTCCGTTCAAGACTCCCCTCAAGCTGCCTGGTGTCAGCTTCGACAACCACCATCTTATTGGCTTCTCATGGCCATATACCAACTCACAGGGCAAGACCTACCACACCACGATGACTGATCGTGGCTGGGTTTGCAATTGTACTGGTTTTACCTTCCACGGCAAATGTAAGCACATTCGTGGTGTGCATGAAAGGCTCGTAGCATGATTATTCAGAACGCAGTGATTTGTAACAAGTGTGATGACTTCATCTTTTCGAAGACTCGTCATGACTTCGTATCTTGCAAGTGTGGTGCCATCTCGGTTGATGGTGGTCAGGATTATCTGCGGCGCGTAGGTGATGTTTATGCTAAGACTGAAGACGGTCGACCTGTATATACTGATATGAGCTGGGAACTTCCTGATGAACTGTATCGTGCCTGCGCTATTGCAGTGAAGGATGCAGAGGAAAATAGGCGCAATCATATCGGTATAGCTAATGCTGTATTGCGCAAGCTGCGCGAAGCAGATCGTATCATCGCAGACCATGAACCTCGCATCATGGCAGAGAACAAGGATCTCAATGAGATTATGGTTGTTGAACCGGATGGCACTGTAAATCGTTATAGAAAGGTTGTTGACTGATGTCTTGGAATAACGTGATTCCGAGTTTCATCATCAATGAAATGCTGGAGGAAATCCGCAAGGAACCGAAGCAGCTTCACTTTGATGAAGATGTATTCTTTCCGTGTTTCTACATCGACATCAAGAATGTAGTATCGTGTAACCAAGCATTTCAGTATGTCAAGGCGACGGGTGGTTATAAGTCTGGTACTATTGCAAAGGATGTAGACCATCCTGCGTTTGCTGCTCTACGTGAATTTCTTGGTAAACATGGATACATTGAGATCGAACGCGGTTGGTGCAGTTGAAACTGGCCAGATGGTAGCAAATCAGTACATTAAGCAGACTACAGGAATCCAGATATAAAACGGTGTACATTATTTTGTGATTGATGTATTAAGGTTATATTATGAATCTATTTGTTCTCGATCCCGATCCGGTCAAAGCTGCTCAGTTGCAGTGTGACAAGCACGTCGTCAAGATGATCGTCGAGTCGGCTCAAATGCTCTCGACGGTTCACCGCATGCTTGATGGTGTACAAACTCGTGTGCCATCAAAATCTGGCAAGACGATGTCGAAGGCATGGACACTACCTGATAGTCGTGAGGATGTTCTGTATCGTGCGGTACACATGCATCATCCTTGCACCATCTGGACCGCCGAGAGCAACAACAACTACAACTGGCACTATGTCCACTTTGTAGCGCTGTGTGACGAGTATACGTACCGTTACGGTAAGGTCCATGGTACCGACAAGTTGCTCCGTGAGGTTCTCAAGAGTCCTCCGTTGAACATCCCGGTCGGTTACAAGACTCCGCAGCCGCTGGCCATGAAGTCAAATCCAGAGTGTATGGACTATCGAGACATCGTGGGTTCATATCGCAAGTTTTACCAGACCAAGCAAGATAGATTCAAGATGGTCTGGACAAAACGACCAGTACCAGAGTGGTTTCAACTCGCAGCTTGATATAAATAAGAATAACACGGCCTTCCCCTCTGATGCTGCGGCTCAAGGGAAGGCCTTTTTTTGTCTTATAAAGGGAAGGCCTTTTTTTGTCTTATAAATAGTACATGGCTATTACTATTTCTCAACTAGAAGATAAAATTAAAAAAGCTGGCTATGGCGATATTAAACGCGTCACGGCTAGTCGCCTTGTCATTTATACAGAAGATGATCGTAAAACGGCTTTAAATACTATTGCACAAGAAATTGGTGGCAAATATACCAGCAATAGAATTGGTTCTGGGTGGAAAAGCAGTGTTGGTGCTGCTCTTCTTGGCTCTTTTGTAATTCTAGCAAAGCCTCTTACTAAGGGTGTAAAGGGTAATGTCGCTTCTCTTGATGCTCGAACGTTTTCAAAGGGAGCAACGTCAACAACATTTTTATATACTGAGCAAGAAGTAGCTGTTGCAAAATTTACTTCTGCCAACGAAATCAAAGATAGTATTTTAGAGGGAATGAGGGATAGCCCTCTTCTTGGAGAAGCCTATGAAGAAATGTTCAAGAGTTTTTTTGAAACAGGCAAAATAGATTGGGCACCAAATACGCCTGCAGCCATGATTAATAAACTCGGTGTATATGTTGGAGAACTTTTAATTGGCTGGGTTTTGCTTTCAAAAAAAACATCTACACACTCCACAAGAAATCCTTTCATTGGAATAGCAAAAGCTTTTTACCTACCTACAGATCCGTCATTCAGTGGCGTTGATAGTTTCATTGAAATGTCAGACGGTTCTTATTATGGAATTTCATCCAAATTTGGTAAAGGTGCAAAGGCTAGTATATTTACAAATCTTCTTAAAATTGGTATAGAAAAGGAATCAAAACTTAAGTCTTCTGTTTTCAAAGACATCTGTTCTATAGCAAAAGATAATAATTTAAAATATACTGCGTCGCGATCAATTGTATATCATTATGGCATTCGAAAAATTTTAGGCATTTCTTCTTCTCAAATAAGCAGTCCCGATTCTATTTACACGCAAGCATATACAGGAAAATCAAGCAAGGAACTTGATATGGTTGTTGGGGCTGTATTAAGAATTAGCGATAATAAAGATATCAAAGCGGCTCTTCCAAACTCAATTAGCTCTTTCTTCAATAGAACAATCGCACTGCAGTTAAACAACGATACCGAGAGCCTTTCCCAGATCGAACAAATTTTAACTGGTAAAGATTATTGGCAAGCAAACCTGGATACCAACAAGTGGTCCAAGGGAACCGTTTATTTCTCTTTCGTAAAATCCAGTGCGGCTGTCATTAAAATATACGGCAACAAGTCGGCAATTGCTGATCTATCATGCAAACAGGGCTGGATAAATTATGAGCTATCGTAAAAAAACTGTGTACATTTTTTCGAAAACGTTGTAGCGTGAATCATGGTTAAGAAAAGATTCAAAGAATTTGTGGGTTCTGGTACCCTCACGATTTTCGATATCGATGAGACATTGTTTCATACGAAAGCGAAGGTTGCCGTCATGAAGGACGGCAAGGTTGTTCGGATGTTGGACAACCAAGAATTCAATACCTACAAACGTAAGGCTGGTGAGACCTACGACTTCGGCGAGTTTGCAAGTGCCGAGATCTTTCGCAAGACTTCGACACCGATT